GCCAAAGATCATTCCGATGCCCTCACCATCGAAGGTCAAGCAATAGAAGATGGCGCATGAGATAAACTTTGAGGTCATAGAGAGCCTCGACGAGTTCTTTTACTCTGAAAAATTCATTAGTTTAGCCGTTGGACCCGTTGGTTCGACCAAAACTACCGCTGGTATTATGAAAATCGTGCATCATGCGGCGCAGATGGCACCGTGCAAGGACGGAATTAGGCGTTCTAGGTGCATTTGGGTGCGTAATACGCGGGAACAGCTGCGGGATACGTCAATTCCTGACTTCCTGAAGTGGATTCCAGACGGTGTGATGGGGTCGTTTCTCAAAACAGAGTACAAATTCCTTTTAAAAGTAGGGGATATTGAGTGCGAAGTGCTGTTTAGGGGGCTAGATGACGCCAATGACGTGAGACGATTGCTCTCGCTACAGGCGAGTTTCATCATTTTTGACGAATTTAGAGAGATTCACCCTGATATTTATAATGCTGCGCAGGGCCGTGTTGGTCGTTATCCGGACAAAATGATGAACGGAGTGGGGTGTAAAACCGACGATGGACGGTCAAATGCGCACTTGTGGGGGATGACAAACCCCCCGGACATGGACACTTTTTGGGAAACGCTGCTCACGGAACCCCCAGATAACGTCCATGTCACAATTCAGCCGAGTGGGCTTGCCCCAGAGGCAGACTGGACGCAGTTCCTACCCGATGACTACTACGACAACCTTGCGCAGGGTAAGACTGAGGACTGGATCGACGTCTATATCAACGCACAATTTGGGAAATCATTATCTGGGCAACCTGTTTTCCGCTCCTTTGATAGGTCTGTCCACGTGGCGAAAAGCTCCATAAAGCCAATGTTTTCTGATGACCCGTTGATCATAGGTGTCGATGCAGGACTGACACCCGCAGCCGTCGTAGGGCAGGTTGCATACGATGGTCGACTGGTCGTCTACGACGCGATGATCTCCGATGGCATGGGCGCGTTGCGGTTCGTGCGGGAAGTCATTAAACCGTTGTTAGTAAACAAATTTCCGGGGCGTAGAGCCATCGTTATAATCGACCCTGCTGCGTTTCAGAGGGTGCAGACCGACGAGAGGACCGTCGCTGATATATGGCGTAACGAGGGGTTCATGGTGAAGCCTGCACGGACGAACGCGGTGGCTGCTAGGATCGCTGCCGTCGATTCATTTCTGACGCGTATCGTCGACGGGAAGTACGGAGTCGTGTTGGACCCCGACGATGCGCTGCCGCTCATACAAGCCCTTGCGGGGAAATATCGGTACAAAATAAACACAAAAGGGGTGAGGGACGAGAAGCCTGAGAAGTCGCACCCGTGGTCAGACGTAGCTGATGCGTTCCAGTATTTGTGCCTCCACGCAGACGGCGGTGAGGTGTTTGGGAGCATGTCGGACGCCGGAGAGCGGCGTGAGGTTGTACGTGTCTCTTCTCGCGGTTGGACCTAATATGTTGACGCGTTAGCAGATAAAGCGTATGTTGTACGTGTATCGCATATGTGAGAAATGATATATTATGGCTATTGGTCCCGCTCTAATTCCTGTAGCGAGAGCGTCCGATTTGGAGGCTCAGGCACAGCGTGCGAACGCTGCACTACAGGCGTCCCCCATGATTCAAGGCTTAGCGGCGCACGTTCGTCACCGCTGGGAGGTTATGCGAGACCATAAGCGCGTTACCGTAGAAGATCGTCTTTCGAAGTGCATACGTGCAAGGAATATGGAGTATGAACCCGAGAAACTGGCTGAGATACGCGAACAGGGCGGCTCCGAGATTTTTATGGGGATCGTTTCTACTAAGTGCCGTACTGCTACTGCATGGCTGCGCGATACGCTTCTAGGGACCGGAGCAGACAAACCTTGGTCTCTAAGCCCGACACCGATCCCTGAGGTTCCCCCAGACGTTACTCAGGCGATGCAGCAGATCATGCAGGCGAACTTGCAGGAGTACTACGCTGCCGGAAACCCACCCGTAAGCCCTGACGAGCTAAAACAGCTTGCAGGCGGGATGAAAGACACTGCGATGCGGGCTATGAAGTTCGAAGCTGAGAAGCGCGTGGACCGCATGGAGCAGAAGATGGAGGACCAGCTGACCGAAGGCGGTTGGACGAAGGCTCTCTACGAATTTACGAACGACCTAGCGACATTTCCGTTTGCTGTTATAAAAGGGCCGATCCCACGTAAACGCAAGGCGATGAAGTATGTGCAGGGCGGGTTAGCCGCTGTAGACGTACTACGCGACGAGTGGGAGCGCGTGGACCCATATAAGTTCTACTGGTCCCCTTGGGGCGATGACATCCAGAACATGCCTATTATGGAGCTACACCACCTAACACGCGAAGATGTAGAGGCTATGCTCGGTGTAGACGGTTACGACGAGTCTGCTGTGCGTAGCTTACTTGCGGACTTCGGTGCAGGCGGGTTCGAGTGGCTAGAGCACTACGACAGCGAGATGGAAGATGTCACCGATAAAGACTACGACGACGCGCACGACGATGTAATTGCAGCGTTGCAGCTATGGGATTCTATCCCCGGTGACCTGCTGATCGAATGGGGTATGGACGAGGCTGAGATCGAAGACCCTCAGAAATCCTACCCTTGTGAGGTTTGGATGGTTGACAACATCGTGATCAAAGCGGTGCTGAACTACGACCCTCTAGGCCGTAAACCCTACTATATTACTTCGTTCGAGAAGGTTCCGGGCAGAGTCGACGGGAACGGAGTAGCCGACCTTTGTATGGACGCCCAGAACATGTGTAACGCCGCCGCTCGGGCGTTAGCTAACAATATGGGTATCTCCTCAGGTCCACAGGTCGGCGTAAATGTGAGCCGTTTGCCAAGCGGTGAAGACATCACTCAGATGTACCCATGGAAGATTTGGCAGTTTAAGCAGTCTGAGTACGGGGATGCGTCTCCGCCCATGTCTTTTTTCCAACCAAACTCGAACGCACAAGAACTTATGGCTGTGTTTAAGCAGTTCATGGAGCTTGCAGACGAGGTTTCAGGCATACCACGTTATATGACAGGGCAGCACGTTCCCGGGGCAGGGCGCACGTCCTCTGGGCTGTCTATGCTGATGTCTAACGCAGGTAAGTCTATCAAACAGGTTATCGGGAACGTCGACTACGACGTGATTACTCCGATGTTAGAACGTCAATATCAGCGTAACTTGCGTTACTCTGACGATCCGGATTTAATTGGTGATGTACAAATACTTGCACGCGGCGCGATGTCGCTGGTCGTTAAGGAAGCTGAAGCTGTCCGTAAGAATGAGTTCCTCCGTCTTGTTCTGGAAAGTCCGGTTGCACAACAGATTGTTGGGCCTGCGGGCACGGCTGAACTCATGCGCGATCTCGCCGGTAATCTCAACACCAATGTTGACCGTCTTGTCCCAAGTCGAGAAGAGATTCAGAAGCAGCAAGCTATAGCAGCGCAACAGCAGCAGATGATGATGCAACAACAGGCGATGCAGGAAGCTGCGAACCTTCAGGAAGACGGAACACCGATGGGGGGACGGCAGAGTAACACTGTCAGTCCGCGCCCTAATGGTCAGTAAACCCTGAACTTGTTGACACGTTAACACATATAAGTTACTTTTTAGCTATGATTGACTTAAATACCGCTGAGATTCAGGCCGTACAAGCCCTCTTGAGGCTTAGAGAGCCGGGAAACGAAGCGTTACTTAGGCTAATTACGGCGGAGTTAGAGTCCGCTAAGCAGAAACTGGTTCGAGCAGTCGATATGGCACAAATCCACCGATTGCAGGGACGAGCGGAAGCATTTGAAGATTTACTGAGGGCGGTTGAAGAGTCGCCCAAGGTGGTAAGAAACTGAAGCACACCATAACGGGAATAGCATACCCAAGGGACGCTAGGAACAGAGTTGGTGCTTTAAGGAGAAAACATGGCATTACCAAGACAGGTGCAAGCACAGCTTGCCGAAGCGGAAGAGATAGAGAAAACGCTAAAGGCCCGGAAGGAACCGACGGAATTAAAGGCAGTAGAGCCAGAAACTCCCGAAGAAGAGCCGGATACTACAGCAGAAGTACCTCCTGAAGCGGAAAAGCCTGAGGAAGTAGCGCCGACTGACACGTCGCCGACGGAAACAGAGGAAGAGAGCTTTGCGCAAAAGTACAAGACCCTACAGGGTAAGTACGATGCAGAAGTCCCTCGCTTGCACCAGCAGGTAAAGGACTTACAGGCCAAACTGACTGAGTTTATGAAAACTCGAGACGAGAAGCCCAAAGAACCGCCGAAGCCGAAGGAGAAAGTCAGTTTAGTAACCGATGCAGATCGAGCCGAGTTTGGTGACGAACTGATTGACGTTCAACGCCGCGTTGCAAAAGAAGTAGCCTCAGAATATGAGGACCGTTTCGAGCAACAGGCAGAGGTTATCAAGAAGCTGCAAGAGCAACTTGCGCAGACAGGTAACCAAGTTGGAGAGATGAGTTTTTCTCAGCGGCTAACGCAGTTAGTCCCTGACTTTAACCAGATCGACAACGATGAACGTTGGATTGCGTGGTTGGACGAATACGACCCTATGGTCCGTGGACCTCGCAGAGATCAGGCGGTTGCAGCGTTTAACGCAGGAGACGCAGAAGCGGTGGCACACTATGTTGGCCTCTTCA